TACACAGGCAAAGGAAACCCCTCAACTGATGAAGAAGCTTTAAAAGGGCTTAATTTACCGGAAGTAAATACTTTACTTGAAATAAGGAAGTTAAAAAAAATTAAAACTACTTATTTAGAAGGTTTTGAAAAGGAACAAGTTGATGGAATAATGCACCCATTTTTTAATTTACATTTAGTAAAGACATTTAGATCATCAAGTGATTCCCCAAATTTCCAAAATATTCCAAAAAGGGATAAAGAAGCAATGACTATTTGTAGAAAAGCAATAATACCAAGAAAAGGGCATCAATTACTTGAAGCAGATTTTAGTGGTATTGAAGTTCGTATAGCAGCTTGTTATCACAAAGATAGTAATATGTTAAAGTATATTACTGATAAAACTTCTGATATGCACGGTGATATGGCTGTTCAAATATTTAAATTAAGAAAACTTGATAGAAGTTTGAAAGGTCATGATACATTAAGGCAAGCCTCAAAAAACGGATTTGTCTTTCCTCAATTTTATGGAAGTTACTATAAAAATTGTGCTATTAATTTAATTAATTGGGTTCAATTACCTCATGGAGAATTTAAACCAGATACAGGAATTGAATTTGAAAATGGATTTATTTCTAATCATCTTATTAAAAAGGGAATAAAATGTTTAGATGATATGATTAATCATATTAAAGTAATTGAAAATGATTTTTGGAGTAAGCGTTTCCCTGAATATACAGCTTGGAAAGAAATGTGGTGGGGTTTATATCAAAAATATGGATATATTGATTTAAAAACAGGATTTAGATGTAGTGGGGTTATGAATAAAAATGACTGCATTAATTATCCAGTACAAGGGGCTGCTTTTCATTGTTTACTTTGGTCATTTATTAAGTTAGATGAAATAATTAGAAATGAAAATTGGAATAGTAAAATTATAGGACAAATTCATGATGCTATTATTATGGATGTTCACCCGGATGAATTAAATCATGTAGTTAAAACTATAAAACAAATAACTACTGTTGAATTAGCTAAAACTTGGGATTGGATTATTACACCAATGGATATTGAAATGGAATTATGCCCAGTAAATGCAAGTTGGGCTGAAAAAGAAAAATATAAAATTTAAAACCATGGCTAAATTTATTGCATACAAAATGATTGTTGAAGATTGTGAAGGAAATAATTGGATAGAAAAAATTGATGAATTAATTAATGAAGATATCACTATACATCGACATTCTAAATTATTAATTCATAATTTTAATAAAAATAGAAAATCACATCAATTAAAAAGAAAAATAATTATGATAAAACCAATGAAAAGTAAAATAGAATTATGGAAAGAGAAACACAATTATCATTAATAAATAAAGAAGTTTGGTTTAAAACAGGAAAATTAACCAACAGAAGGGGGGTAGTAAAAGCTTGGTTATATGACTATTATTATAAAATTGAAGATAGTGAAAATAAAGATATTACCGGAAAACCAATTATTCATATTGTTTACCCCGAACATATTGTAGAAGTTATTAATTAATTAAATCATATATCATGAGTTTATATCATAAATACAGACCTTCTTCCCTTAATAAAATAAAAGGTAATGAAGATATTGTTGAAGCATTAAATAACATGCTTACTAAAAAAGAAACCTTTCCACATAGTATATTATTACATGGTGAAACAGGTTGTGGGAAAACAACAATTGCCCGTATAATTGCAAAAGAATTAAATTGTACTGAAAGTGATTATATAGAATTAAATACATCTGATTTTAGAGGGATTGATACTGCTCGTGAAATAATTAAAAGTAGCCAATTTAAACCACTTAATAGTGATTGCAGAATTTGGGTTATTGATGAGTGCCAAAAAATAACAAATGATGCTCAGAATGCTTTATTAAAAATACTTGAAGATACTCCAAAACACGTTTATTTTATTTTATGTACTACTGACCCACAAAAATTAATAGCCCCTATTAAAAATCGTTGTCAACAATTTCAAGTTACTCCATTAACAGAAATACAATTATTTGGCCTATTAAGAAGAATTGTAAAAAATGAAAATGAAGAATTGGAAAAAGAAGTATATGATCAAATTATTTTAGATAGTATGGGTCATCCTCGTGATGCAATCCAAATACTTGAAAAGGTTTTAAGTGTAACCCCAGAGAATAGATTAAATATAGCCAAGAAAAGTGCTGAAATACAGAATCAAAGTATTGAATTATGCAGAGTATTGATGAAAAAAAGTAATTGGGGTACTGTTAATAAAATTCTTTTAGGATTAAAAGGACAAGAAGCTGAAGACATAAGAAGGGTTATATTAGGATATGCTCAAGCTGTTTTATTAAAAGCTGATGATAGTAGGGCTGCTTTAATTATTGAAGAATTTTGGGAACCATTTTACAATATTGGTTTCCCCGGATTAGTTTATGCTTGTTATTCAGTAACAAAAAATTAATTATGGATTTGATCCCTAATATAGAATTTTGTGATATTTGTATCAATCCAATAAAAATTGATCAAGGGTTAATAAAATATGATTATTTATATTATCCTGATTATGATGTACAATTTGTTTTAGCAATTTTTATAACCAATAATACTAATTAATTATGAATTACGAAGTAGACATTAAAATTGATGAAACTGCTCTTGATGTTGAGTGGTTAGAACAACCAACCCTTTTATTAAAGTATACTAAAAATGCAGCTATGAGAAGAAAAATTCTTGATGAAACAAAAGAGGCATTAGATATAGTAAAAGCCGGGGTGGATAAAAAAATTAGAACTAATCCTGATAAATATGGGATTGATAAAATTACAGAAAATGCAATTAATAATGCTATTCTAAGTAATTATGATTTTCAAGAAGCAAATAAACTTTATATTGAAGCTAAATATGAAGTTGATATTGCTCAATCTGCTGTTAATGCTATTTATCAAAGAAAAGAAGCATTAGAAAACTTAGTTAAATTACATGGTATGCAATATTTCGCTGGCCCAACTATGCCAAGAGATTTATCTAATGAAAGAAAATACAGGCAAGAAAAACAATCACAAATAAATGTTAGTATGACACGTAAATTAAACAAAAAATCAATAAACAATTAATTTTTTAAATTATGAGTAGTAAAAGTAAAAGTTCATTTCGTGGTAGAGTTGTTACCAATGGTAAAAAAGCTACTAAAAGTAATTCAGGGAAATTTAGTTATTTGAATTTACCTGATGGAGTTTCCCAATTAAACTTTGATAATAAGGTTAAAAAAGTTCAAATGGACATATTACCTTATGTTATCACAAGTAAAAATCATCCTGATAAAGAAGATGGTGCTGTCCAAGGTTCTTTATGGTATAAACGCCCTTTTAAAGTTCACAGAAATATAGGAGCTGATAATAAATCGGTAGTTTGTTTATCTTCTTTTGGTAAAAAATGCCCTATTTGTGAATACCAAAAAGAATTATTTAAAACAGACAAAGAAGCTGCCATAAAATTGTATTCAAAACCTCGTTATTTATATGCTGTAATCCCATTAGATTCTGAAAAACATGAACAGAAAATTTATATTTGGGATATGGCTGAATCATTATTTCAAGAAGTTTTAATTGAAAAACTTGAAGAAGATATTGATAATGAGATATTCCCTGATTTAGAAGAAGGGAAAACACTTGAAGTATCTTTTAAATGGAAGCAATTAGGGGAAAATCATTTTCCTGAAACACGTAATATTGAATTTTTAGATAGGGAAGAACCTTATAAAGAAAGTATGTTAAAGAAAGTCCCTGATTTAGATAAAATATTAAAAGAACTATCTTATGATGAAATAAGTAATCTTTTCTTTGAAAATTCTGATGAAGATATTGCTGATGAGGATGATGAAATAGAAGAAAAGCCGGTAAGAAAAAAAGTTACAAAACCAGTAGTTGAAGAAGAAGATGATGATGATGAGGAAGAAGAAGATGAAAAACCAATGAAAAGAACTTCAAAAACAATTGTAAAAAAAGATGAAAAACCAGTTGCAAAAAAGAAACCAACTCCGGTAGCTGATGATGAGGAAGAAGATGAAGATGAAGAACAATATACTTGGGAAGATTTACTTGAATTAAGGCAATCTAAACTGGAAAAAATTGTAATGGATTTAGCAATGGATATTGATGTAGACGATTATGATGATGATGAAAATGCTTTACGTAAAGCCATTGCTAAAGAATTAGGTATTGAAATCCCTAAAACAAAAGTAGTAAAAGAAACCCAAAAACCAACAAGTAAAGAATCAGGAAAAGGGAAATGTCCTCATGGTCATAAATTTGGGAAAGATTTTGATATGACTGATGATTGTGATGCTTGTAAGTTATGGGATAAATGTGGTGAAGAAAATGAGTAAAGTAAATAAAAACGCAATTTTTTCGACTAGGAAAAAAAGAGAATATCGAATGTTTGGTATGAGTATTACTCAAGAAACATTCGAGTTTCTTTCCCTTTATGTTTTAATTACAAAAGGGACTAAGTCAAAATATATCCTTCCTTTAGTTTATGATTGGATTCGTGATAGGAGAGAAGAAGGATATACGGAAAGTGAAATGATATTATCTATAATAAATACAGTAAAAGAAAAATGGGGGTATATTAAAATAAATAAAAAGAAACCCAATTTAGAAGTATTTAAAGATAATCTAGCTAAAGAACTTACCAAAAAAGGGATAAGTAAAAAAACGATAGCAGTAATACTTAAAGCAATAAAAGAATAATGCAAAGAGGAAATAAAGAAAGTCTATCAAAACAAATGGTACGCCGAAGTAAAACCCCTACTGTTAAAGAAACTAATGAGTATGATGGTAATTTTGGAAGTGTAATATCTACTGGTAGTACATTACTTGATTTATCTATTTCAGGTGGGAGAAAAAAAGGAGGGGGTTTACCGGGGGGTGTTCTAGTTGAAATATTTGGACCAAGTGGGTCAGGAAAAACTGTATTACTTTGTGAAATAGCAGGGGCAATTCAAAGACAAAATGGTGGTGTTTTATTTCATGATCCAGAAGCTAGATTGAATAAACAGTTTGCTACATTATTTGATTTAAATACTGATGATATTGATTATAGCAATCCTGATACTGTACCTGAAGTATTCAATTCCGTACGTAGTTGGACACCTAAAAATGATAAAGCTATAAATGGAATATTCACTGATTCTTTAGCTGCCTTATCAACCAATATGGAAATGGAAAATAAGGAAGGGGATAAAATGGGGATGAGAAGGGCTAAAGAATTTAGTGAAGAACTTCGTAAAACTTGTAGGATTTTAGCAGCTAAAAATCAATTGATGGTATGTAGTAATCAAGTAAGGGTAAATGTTGATGCTGGGCCATACGGTCAGAAGTATACAACCCCAGGTGGTGAAAGTATTGGTTTTTATGCAAGTGTTCGATTACGTTTTATGAAACCAGAAAAAATAAAAAAAGAAATTACAATTGCTGGTAAAAAAGTTCGTAAAGTTGTTGGTGTTGAAACAGAAATTGAAGTATTTAAAAATAGTGTTTGGAAACCTTACAGAACCGCACCAGTAACTATTTTATTTGATTATGGTATTGATGATGTAAGACAGAATTTGCAATTTATTAAAGATCATACAAGTAATACTACCTATACAGTATTAGATAGAAAATTAAGTAATTCTATTGAAGAGGCAATAAAGATTATAGAAAATGAAGGATTAGAGGAAAAGCTTAAATTTGAAACCATAGAACTATGGGAAGAAGTTGAAAAGCAATTTAATTCAAATCGGAAAGGAAAAGTGAGATGATTAGAAAATCTTTCCCATTATCATCTATTCTTTGTTGTGACCCATCACTTACTGCTTGGGGATATGTTGTAATTACAAAAAAAGAGCAAATATTGGAGGCTGATTGTATTGTAACTAAACCCAGCAGTAAGAAGATGAGAATTCGTAAAGGGGATGATAGAATTCGCAGAATAAGTGAAATTAATAATGTTTTAATTGATTTAATACAAAAATATAATGTAAAACTTATTATTTCAGAATTACCTCATGGAAGTCAATCTGCTGTTGGGGCTATTATGATTGGAATTGTATCAGGCATTGGGCAAACTATATCTGATTGTTTAGATATACCTATTGAATGGTATAGTGAGCAAGATGCAAAAAAATGTTTGTTACATAAACAATCGGCAACTAAAACAGAAGTTATAAAAGCTATTGATAAATTATATGAAGTCCCATGGAAAAAAGTGGGATTTCGTGATGAAGCGATTGCAGATTCAATGGCTATTTATAATGTTGCAAAAAAACAATCAAGTTCAATTCGATTAATAATTTAAAAACATAAAACAATGATAGTAACACCTTTTATTTTTTGGATTTTATGGCTGTATGTCATGATATTTGTTGCACTTTATACATGGTATATATACAAAGAAAATGAAGATAAATTACCTAAAAGTTATTCTGATTCATGGTACATTATTTCTAATAAAATGATGTTTAATACATTTATAATGTCAATAGGTATTGTAGCTTTTATTTTATGTCAAACATGGTTGATGCTTATTGCTTGTGTATTTTTATTACTTGTACAAGCAGCCCCGGCATTTAAAAATGAAGAAGCCACCCCAGATTATGTTGATAAACAAGAAGAACAAGTTCACATGGTAGGGGCAATTGGTTCTATTATTATTGCTTTTGTTGACAGAATTGTTCATAGTGATAGTATTTTTGTTGATAAAATATCACCTTTAATTATGGGGTGTTATATTGTATATGCCTTTGGTAAAAAATTACCTGCCTATACATTGAAAATAGAATTACTTGCTTTTATACTTCTTTATATTAATATAGCAATTGGGTAATTATGATTAGTAGCTTAAAATTAATTAATTTTCAAAGCCACAAAAAAACTGAATTAGAATTTGCACCCGGCATTAATATTATTGTCGGGGCATCTGATTCAGGTAAATCATCTATTTTACGTGGTTTGAAATGGCTTATTTGGAATCGCCCTTTAGGTGATAATTTTCGTTCTAATTGGGGTGGAACTACTATTGTAAAATCAGTAATAAATGATAATACAATAATTCGTAAAGAAGGGAATAGTAAACTTTATAAATTAAATGATACAGAATTCACAGCTTTTGGGACTACTGTTCCAGAAGAAATTACAAAAGCTATTGATATTAATGATTTAAATTTTCAACAACAATTAGATAGCCCATTTCTTATTAGTAATACTTCTGGTGAAGTTGCCTTATTTTTTAATAAAATTGCAAATCTTTCTCATATAGATATATCTCAACAAAATATTAAACGTTGGTTAAGTGAATTAAAAAAAATAATTTCTTTCAAAGAAAATCAAAAATCTTCTTATGAAGAAGAAATAATTCAATATAAAGATATTGAAAAATTAGAAAGTAGAATTGAATTATTAGAGGAAGATGAAGCAAAATTAATTAAGTTATACAATAATATTAAATCATTAACTAATTTAATTGCTGATATAGAAGAAATAAATAAAAAAGAAGAAATTGCACAGGAAATTATAAAAATTGAACCATCGTTATTAAAAGTAGATGATTTAAAAAAGAAAGTAAATACTTTAAATGAAGATATAAGTAAATTAAGATATTATAGAAATAAAATAGAAACACTTGATACAAAAATTGCTTATAATAATAAATTAATTACTTATGAAAGTTCAATAAATAGTGTGTATAAAGTAATTGAGAAGAAAAAGGAAATAGAAAAAGAAAAAGAAAAATTATTAGCATTACTTCAAAACATAACAAATAATGAAACTCACCTTAAATCTGCTGAACAACAATTACAAAATTTACAAACAGATTTATACAACAATATGCCAAATATCTGCCCTTTATGTGAAACAAATTTAAAATAAATAAATATGGGGATACCTATTATCTGTGATATGAACAAAGAAATATGTGATATATTTTACTTAAATCCTAATGAAATACGTAAAATAGAAATTGTATTTGAACCAAATTCACCTGCAATAGTAAAAATAGAAAAGTATTTATATGATAATGAATACTGTACTCTTAAAAAAATATTACGTAAACTTGATACAAAACCAAAAGAAAATGAATAAAGTTGATGCAATATTAACCGCTGATTGGCATTTAAGGGAAGATACCCCAATTTGTCGTACTGATAATTTTTGGGAAACTCAATGGAAAAAAGTTTCTTTTGTGTCTAATTTACAAAAAAAGTATAATTGTCCTGTACTTCATACAGGAGATTTATTTGATAATTGGAAACCAAGTCCAAATTTATTGAGTAATACTATTTTATATTTACCTAAAAGATTTATTACTATTTATGGGAATCATGATTTACCACAACATAATGTAGAATTAGCTTTCAAAAGTGGGGTCAGAACTTTAGAAAATGCTTTCATTATTAATGATACATTAGCTAAT